CTCTCTCGGCGAAAGATTTGCTGAGCTAGTTTAGCCGGAGAGCGCCATGCAAGTAGATAACGCTACGTTTTTACGGGCCATCTTCGGGGGGCAAGCCCGCCGGGCTCACGTCACCTCATTCGATATGGATCCCGGGAACATCCCGAACGACCAACGCGGCCTCGCGTGGGGTGGCCACGCGTACATGACGCGCGCCATGAGAGGGAAGAATCAGTATTTCACAATTAGCCTATTCCGGGTGGACGAGGACGGGAAGAGCCGCCGCCGGAAGAACCTGTACGAAGCGACTTACTGCATCGTACTGGACGACGTCCGGGAGAAGCTATCCGAAGTGAAAGCCCGGTGGCTGCCGCATCCTTCATGGATCCTTGAGACAAGCCCGGGGTCAGAACAATGGGGCTATATTCTCACGGCACCTGAGACTGACAGGCTCCGGGTGGAGAACCTACAAGATGGCTTAGTATCTCAAGGCCTGAGCCCGGACGGAACCGACCCCGGCATGAAGGGCGTGACTCGGTACGTGAGGCTCCCGGAAGGGTATAACACCAAGGAGAACAAGTTCCTGTTCGGCAAGCCGTACAAGTGCACCATGCTCCGGTGGAACCCCAACAACCGCACAACATTGGAAGCGCTCGCGAAGCCGTTTGGTATCGACGTGAACGCTCCTCGACGCGACACTGCGATCGACGGGGCGACAGACGTCCCTGACCACCCTCTGCTACACATACCCGAAGCTCTTTCGGTGAAGAGTATCCTCTCGGACGGTCGGTTCGACGTGACCTGCCCGTGGGTAGAGGGACACACCGACGCCATCGACGACGGAGCGGCGGTGTTCACTAACAAGGACGGCACGATCGGGTTCAAGTGTCACCACGGGAGCTGCCAAGGCCGCACCGGGAAGAATCTGCTGGATCACATTGAGACATTCCGCCCGGGGTTTACAAAGCAATTTGATACGTGGCGGGTGATGCGTGGTTTTGGAGACTTAGTGCCCTCGGCTCCTGAGGTCCCTGAGCCTGACTTCCTGAGACCCGCACCGAACTTCCTTGAAGGGGTCACCCCTTCGGTGCCAGCGACGGTAGAGCCTGAGAGCAACGAGCCTATCCAAGACGCCATCGACGCCCTCCGGAAGGAACACCCCACCAGCCGTGAAGCCAAGAATTTAGTATCAAAGATCCTGTACCTCGCGGAGAGCCTGCCCACGCTGGACCAAGTTCACCTGCAGGACGAGGTGATGGACGCGATGGGGTGGGGCAAGGCGCAGTTCGAGCGGATCCACAAAGGCCTCCGCCGAGAGTGGTACACCGGGGACAAACAGAAAAAAGATTTCTATGAGAACGTGCTGTTTGTGAAGGAGCTCAACCAGTTCTACGACTTCACCACGCGCACGTTCATGACCGTGGATGGGTTTGTGAATGCGAACCTGCACGAGGATGCGGACGCCCGGAAGAGCGCCCTGCAAGATGGTTTTGTGCGAAAGGTAGACCGACTTGACTACGTCCCGGGCAGAGACCGCACGTTCGAGGAGAGAGGGATCACCTACGGCAACATGTATTTTGGTGACCAACATCCCACGGGCTTCGAGGGAGACGCTGGGCCATGGCTCAGGCACTTCGACGTTCTCGGGTGGGGGCCTTACCGGGAACACATCCTGCAATTCATGGCGTACACGATTCGACACCCGGAAGTAAAGATCAACCACATGATCATCTTCGGGTCCCGGGAAGGCTCAGGGAAAGACTTCCTCTTGCACCCCCTCTTGTACGCAATGGGGGAGGACGCCCGCGTGATCGAAGGCGACGCCCTCACTGAGAACTACACGGGCTACCTCAACGGGGTGAAATACCTCCACGTGAACGAGGTAGAGCTGGGCGACAGACGAGAGGCCATGGCGATCGCGAACAAACTAAAGCCGATCGCGTCCGCTCCGCCCGACATGCTCCGAGTCCGGGAGCTGTTCACCAAGCCTTTCTGGGTGAGGAACCTAGTCAATGGCACCATGACCACCAACAGCAGACTCCCGCTGAGACTGCAAGAGACCCGGAGATTCTTCGCCCTTTGGTCTGACCTTCAGATCCGGGGGCAGGACGGCAACGTCACCGAAGAATGGAAGCACTATTGGCAGACGATGTGGGAGTGGATGGAAGGAGGCGGCCGAGACTACTGCGTGTGGTATCTGCGCAACTGCGTGGACCTGAGCGGGTTCCGTCCGGGCGCTCCACCTCCTGTTACCGATTTCTTACGGGAGATACAGGACGAGAGTACGCACCCAATACAGAAGACGCTGAGAGAGTTCATCGAATACCGCTATGGGGTGTTCGCGGCAGACCTAGTCACCGCACGAGACATGTCCAACACGCTGCAGGCAGGGAACTTGGTGGCGCCTGACTCCATGTATACCGAGGCAGATGAGTTCACCACCCACCGCCTCTCAAGCCACCTCAGGGAGATGGGGATCCCACGGGCCGTTGCGAAGAATCGCTATAGCACCGCCCGAGTTTACTTGGTGAGGAACGCGGAACGATACAAAGAGATCCCTCCCTCACAGCTCTATGACATCTACGTTTCTCAGCACGAGAAACTGCGTGAAAATAATTCGAGTAAAATAGTTGACATCAAGAAATCAGTGTGACACGATGTGCAACACTCGCAGAGTAAGAAGGTAATTAACGAGAAGAGGAGACCATCATGTGAGTGAACGTAAAAGCAACTACTCGTCCCTGAACACGCGCTATCCGCCGGAGAAGATCGAGCAGTTTGAAACCCGAGCCGCGCTGATGGGGAAGTCCCGAAGCGAGATGATGAGACAACTGGCTGACGCCTTCATCGAAGGCAGAATCACGATAGCCCAGACGCCCATCGAAAAACAGTTGAACGAAAGGACATACAAATGAGCTTAGAGAAGAACATCAAAGACCTCACCGCAGCAGTAATCGCCCTCACCAATAAATTAGAAGGAGGCATCAATGCGACGACCGAAAGTGCGCAGCCGGCCACTGGAAACGCACAGGCTCCTGCAGCAGCAGCACCGAGTGCTGCAGTACCTGCTGCGCCTGCGGCAACTGCGCCTGCAGCAGCGCAAGCTCCTGCGACGAATACAGCGCCAGCGGCACCCGCAGCGGCACCTGCTCCGCCAGCACAGGCTCCTGCGGCAGCAACGACATCGCCTGCACAGGCTCCTGCTGCAACGGCGCCAGCTCCTGCGCCAGCTCCTGCAGCAGCAGCACCAGCAGCTCCCGCAGCAGCCGCGTACACCCACACCCAAGCAAACCAGATCCTGATCGACAAATACTATGAGCTGGTTCAGCAGGGCGCGGATGGTGCGAAAGCCCAAGCCAAGTTGCAATCAGTTTACGGTGGTGGATCCCTTGAAGCGGTGCCCGTTGCGGAACTTAGCACCGTGGTGGCTGCAGTTCAGGCCGTACAGTTGGGAGACGTTCAATGAATAAACACGCTCGCCTGAGTCCCTCAGACCACGCGTGGGTGCACTGCCCGGGCAAGGTCCGAGAGGCGTCAGGCTACGAAGACCTGAGCTCCCCCGCTGCCATCGACGGCACGGGGTCCCACGAACTCCTAGAGAAGTGCTTGGTTGAGGGAGTACGAGCGGAGAAGTTCATCGGGACCACGGTGAGCGAGGGACACGAAGACATGCCGATGGGGTGGTACGTCGACATCTTGCGCGCGGAGCGAGTGCAGATGTGCCTCGACTACGTGGGCCGTCGATTCCAAGAGCTATCGGATGAGTTCCCCAACTGCACTATCCACCTCACGGCGGAAGAGCGGGTGAACCCGGGGAAGTTCTGCAACCCACCACGCGAAGACTGGTACGGAACGGCGGACATCACGATCGAAGTGCTCAACTCTGACGGGAAGCAAGAGTTCCTAGAAGTGATTGACTACAAAGATGGCCGCATGTATGTGGACGTGAACGACAACTCGCAGCTCGACTCCTACTGGATCGGCCGGGCGTATGAGACTGACTGTTCTCTCACATGGCGTTCTCGCCTGACGATAGTTCAGCCCAAGACCAACCCCCCGGTGCGATACTCCGAGGACCGCGACCGCGACCGACTGCATCTCGCGTACCAGCGCCTCAGCAAGGCAGCCGCAGCGACGGACGATCCGGCTGCACCACTCAAGGCAGGGGCGTGGTGTCACTGGTGCCTCGCGAACCCAAGAAGAGGTGGCCACTGCACCCAACCCGTAGACCAAAGCACCGAAGAGGTAAGTGAAATGTTAGAAGTCAAAGGAGGGGCGTCGATCCTTGATGCGCTCCGAGATACTAAAATCGAGGAGATGGACGCGGACGAACTCGCTCGCCTCGCGGACCAAGAGCCTGCGTTCCAAGCCGCTTTCGATCGAGTCAAAGATGAGATCAAAGCTCGCGTGGACCAAGGCCTGAAAGTCCCCGGCTGGGGTTTGGTGCGCGGCAACTCGCGACGTAAGTGGAAGGACGAAGAGGCGGCAGCCGAAGCGCTGAAGAACCGACGTCTGAAGGCTGCGCAGTATCGCCCCCGAGTGCTGATCTCCCCCGCACAGGCGGAGAAGCTCCTAGGCAAAGAGGCATTCCAGCGCCTCCAAGACGACCACGTCGAGGTGACCTACGGCGACCCCCGAGTGGGCCGAGTCGCAGGAGCTCGCAAAGAAGACAGCATAGAAACTATGTTCATGGGGGTAGACCCCGCAGCCCCGGGTGCGGAAGAAACCGTCGTCGCAGAAGTGACCCCCGGCAACCCAACTTCAATCTCATTTTTATAAAGGTGACCTATGTCTACTGTAATTAAAGGAATCTTGAGCTTCCCCAAGTTGTTCACTCCGGAAAGCGCTAACCCAGCGATGGCCCCCCGCTTCGGCGTGGTGGTGTTGCTCGAACCCAACGACCCTCAGGTCGCACAGATCCAGCAGGCGATCCAAGTTGCTAAGATGAACCAATGGCCGAACGGGCAGTTCCCTCACATGCGAGAGTGCCTGCAACCCTACGACCAAGCGTTCGCAGGCAAAGAATACTACGATGCCAAATTCTCGGGCTGGTGGATCCTCAGCGCGAACACCCCTGCAGACAACCCGCCCGCCGTCGTTGACACTAACCGCCAGCCTTTGATGGATGGCTCGAAAGTGTTCGCTGGCTGCGTGGCGTATGTAAACGTGGGCATCGCGGTGTACACGACCGGCAGCGTTGGCGTCGGTGCGTTCTTGAACGGGGTAATGGTCACCGATGAGGAACCGCCTCAGGGTCGACTCGACGGCAAGCCCAGTGTGGATCAGATGTTCTCAGGGGTCCAAGGCCATGCCCCCGGTGCACCAGCAGCGGCACCAGCCCATGCACCAGCAGCGGCACCAGCCCATGCACCAGCAGCGGCACCAGCCCATGCCCCAGCTGCAGCGCCCACCCACACTCCGGCAGCTGCTCACGTGCCTGCGGCGGCTCCGGCCCCAACAGCTCCGGCCCCCGCCCCCGCGCCTGCACCTGCCCCCGCTGGCCGTCAGATGACAGCAGCGGCGGAACACACGTACGAAGCGTATAAAGCTGCGGGTTGGAGTGATGAGGCCTTGATCCAGAACGGCCTACTGCTCCCCCCAACGGCGGCCCCGAGCTTCCACTAACCCTTGGCCCAGCCCCTTCGGGGGCTTTCTTTTCGGAGAATAAAAGTGAGTTTACTTAGCGACGAGAAGCACCGGAGTATGGTTTCAGTCGACCGGTGCCCTGGAGTGGGCAGCGGATTCGGCAACGCTCTACAAACCTTGGTGGACCTCAGGCACTGTGAGGGCACCACCAATGTAGGTGAGACCACAAGAGGGGGGAATCCCGGGACGGTGTCAGTCATCGTGCCATCACCGCTAGAAGGCAGAGTAAGCATTGAGAAGTTCACGCTCCTGTCAACTGACGTCTCCGCGCACGGGCTGATCTCCCCTTTGTTCGTCTCAGACGAGCTCGCCCGTGCAGCCATCGTGCTGATAGGAGAGGGCCGACTGTACTCCATGTTCAACACCCTGCACTCTCAGTTCGGGGTCGAAGGGAGCGTGAGCGATGCTTGACCCCACGAGGTTCGACCGGAGAGTTCACCTCGACTTCGAGACGTTCAGCGAGTTGGACATCCGCCGCACAGGCGCACACCGGTACGCGATGCACGAGAGCACCGAAGTGCTCATGTTGTATTGGGCGATAGATTCCGAGGAGATCACCGGGTGGATCCCCGAGGTCTCACCAGTAATGCCCCAACGATTGGTGGAAGCGCTTCGCGACCCCCGGTGCGCAAAGGTAGCATTCAACGCGACGTTTGAGCGCCTGATAATGAAGCACGTCGTGAACCTTGAGATCCCCATCGAGCAGTGGAGATGCACCATGGTGTCGTCTTACTACTTAGGTTTCGTTGGCGGGCTGGACATGGTGCTCCAACAGACGGGGTTGCAAGTGCGGAAGGACCCTCGGGGCGGGCAGCTAATCAACATGTTCAGCAAGCCCGCTCCGAAGAACCACCACGCGGAGCGATACACAAGCCGGAATCGGCCGGCGGAGTGGGAAGAGTTCAAACGCTACTGCCACAATGACGTGCACGTGGAGCGCTTGCTGTTCAACTTCATAAGTCAATACCCGACGATGCACGAGTGGGACTGGGACCGCTACTACGTGGATCAGGTCGTAAACGACCGGGGAGCGTACGCAGACGTGGCGATGGCCGAAGGTGCCTTCGAGATCTGGGAGACCGAGAAGAAGAGACTCGCCCGTGAGATCCAAGACCTCTCGGGCCTTGAGCGAGTGAGCCGTGGCCCCTTCCTGCAGCTCCTGAACGAGTGGGGGCTGGACATCGACAACACTCGCAAGGAGACCTTGGAGGGCCTGCTGCGGGACCCCGAGCTTCCCGAAGAGATGGGCCGCTTGATCTCCTTGTGGATCGAACGCGAAGGCAAGGCCGCCAGCAAGTACGCAGCGGTGACGCGAGGGGCGTGTGATGACTCCCGCGTGAGAGGCATGTTCCAGTTCAAAGGAGCGTCACGGACTGACCGCACTGCGGGACGCCGATTGCAATTACAGAACCTCAAGCGAAGCGTGGCCTCCGACGAACAGATCCCTTACTTGGTGAAAGCGATCGGGAGCGGGAACGCAGAGCTCCTTCGCATGGTCGCACCGGAGGGGGTGTCGAGCGTTCTAGGCACGTCGATCCGCCACGTGATCCAAGCCCCGCCGGGAAGGTCCCTTGTGTCCTACGACCTATCGAGCATCGAGTCAGTGGTGCTGGGATGGTTGGTGTACAGCCAAGACATCCTAGAGACATTCCGACAGGGGAGAGACACTTACAAAGTTTTCGCAGCAGAGTATTTCAACTTGAACTACGACAGCATCACCCGGGAGCAACGCAACTTCTCCAAGCCCCCAGTCCTCGGGTGCGGGTACATGCTCGGGTGGAAAGGCCTCATCTCCTACGCAGAGGGGTATGGGGTCGAGATGGACGAGGAGGCAGCCCGCAGCGCGGTCTCTACCTTCCGGGGCATGTACCCGGAGATCTGCAATTTCTGGACGTGGGTGTACGACGCGATCAAGTACGTGATCCGCACCGGGGAGCAGATGGAAGGGTACCGACTCACCATTGATAGGAACGAAGACTTCCTGCGAATTTGGCTGCCCTCGGGCCGCGCCCTCAGCTACTTCAAACCTGAAGTGTCCGCCCGCATCGCACCGTGGACTGAGATCGTGGACGCGAACGGGGCGCCCGTTGATCTCCACCACCTGCGTAACATTTACAAAGTCAGCGATGAGGAACTCGTGGCGATGGGGTGGGCCTCTGGCAACGACCTGATAGAGAACGTGTCCTACATGGGCACCGATGCCGCCAGCCGATGGACGCGGACCTTCGCTCACGCGGGGCTGTTCACCGAGAACATCGTGCAGTCTATCGCAATGGATATTCTGAAAGACGCGATCATGCGGATGCACGGGGCGGGGCTTGAAGTCGTCATGGAGGTCCATGATGAGGTGGTGGTCGAGGTCGACGATGCCTACATTGAGTGGGCAAAGGAAACGATGCACAAGAGCCTCACCACCCTGCCCTCGTGGGCCCCTGACATGTGGCTAGGCGCGGACGGGTACGTGAGCAAATACTATAAGGCAGATTGATTATGTCGGCAGAAAGCCAGCTAGAAGAACGGATGCGCCGGTGGGTCACCGCACGTGGGGGCCTCTACCTGAAGTGGGTGAGCCCCGGAAACGACGGAGTCCCAGATCGAATTATCATCCTCAATGGACACGTGGTGTTCCACGAACTCAAGACAGACACCGGTGAGCTTGAGGTATCCCAAGAGAGGATGATCCCCCGGATAGAGGCAGCCCTTGCGGCGGGCCCCCCGGGCGTAAGAACCCCACAGGTCCGAGTGACTTACGGGGCTGAAGGTCTCGAAGAATTGATGACCGAACTCATTGCATTAGGAGTAGCTTGATGTCTACTGATCTTTTAACACCAGCCAACCTTCACCCCTATCAAAAGGAGGCAGAGCTCCACGCGCTGTACACCGACGAGACGATGCTGTGGCTTCAGATGGGCCTCGGCAAAACCATCATCTCGCTGTCAGTGATCACCGACAGGATGCGTGCCGGTCAGGTTAAGAAGACCCTGATCTTCGGGCCTTTGCGGGTGGTGAGATCAGTGTGGCAAAAGGAAGCACGCAAGTGGTCCCACACAAAAGATCTTCGGTTCTCCTTCCTGCTTGGCCCCTCAGACAAGAGACGCCGGGCGCTGTTCGCCGAGGCGGACATTTACCTGTGCAACTACGAGAACATGAATTGGCTCGCAGAGGAACTGGATCACTTTTACTTGAGCCGGGACCTCCCGATCCCCTTTGACATGGTGGTGTACGACGAGATCACCAAGGTAAAGAAGTCTACCTCGGTGAGGATCGCTGGCGGCAAGCGCCTGCACAAGGACCGCCGGACCGGCAAAGACGTCGAGGTAGTACGGGTAGGGTGGCGGAAGTACATCGACCTGTTCAAGTACCGGATGGGCCTCACAGGGACCCCCGCCTCGAATGGGTATAAGGACCTGCACGGCCAGTACCTTGTGCTCGACGGAGGCAAGCGACTCGGGCGCTACAAAACTCATTTCGAGGATAACTATTTCAGCAAGGGGTACGACGGGTGGAGCATTGAGGTCACCGAGATAGGGCGCAAACTCATTGAGGAAAAGATCTCAGACATCACGCTCAAGATGGACGCGCACGAGTACCTGCCCTTCATGCCCAAGTGCACCACCTCAGACATTCTGGTGCAGCTCCCTCCCTCGGCCCTCAAGCAATATCGCTCGATGGAACAGCAGATGTTCGCAGAACTCGACTCCGGGAAGGAGGTCGAAGTGTTCACCAAGTCGAGTGCGGCGATGAAGTGTCTGCAGATCGCCAACGGGTCGGTGTATACCACCGAGCTGGAAGTTGACTTCACCAAGGAACACACGGCGGAACCCGTGGAGAAAACAGAATGGCACGAGATCCACAAAGCCAAGCTAGATGCGCTCGAAGAGATCATCGACAGTGCGGCGGGCGCACCCGTGTTGGTGGCGTACTCGTTCAAGAGTGACGCGGCGCGGATCATGAAACGGTTCTCGAAACTCAAGCCGGTCAACCTGAGCGCAGAGAAGGACAGCCGCACCGAACAGATTCTCAAAGACTGGAACACCGGGAAGATCCAGCTCATGATAGGACACCCCGCATCCATGGGGCACGGGATCGACGGCCTGCAGGACAGCGGCAGCATCGCGGTGTGGTTCGGTCCTACGCGAGACCTTGAGCTCTATGACCAGTTCAACTCACGACTGAATCGACAAGGTCAGACGGCTCCGGTTTCGATCTTACGGATTCTCGCCGATGACACGATCGACCTCGCTGCGGTGGCGGCGTTGGAAGCCAAGGCGACTGACGAGGCGGGACTCAAGAGAGCCATCGACGCGTACCGGAAAAGAAAGAGCGGGGACCCGGACTTCATTTCTCAGACGTCACGGGATATTATGAGAGAGAAGGGGAACATCACGTTCCTATAGGAGGATATATGGCCTTGCCCAAACTCATCACGAAACCCGCAGCGTGGATCGCTCGCACCGTCTTCGCGAAGGCACTGCCTTTGCTGTTCGCAGTGTCACTGGGAGTAGGGGTGGCCATGAAAGAGTGCGACCGCCTCCGAGCAATAGAAGAGCGAGAGAAAGAGAAGAAGAAAGGGAAGAGTGCAGAAGTAAAAGCCCGGGAGCGAAGTTGCTAGTCCGGTCTGTTCCTTGCTCCGAGCTCGAAGTTCAGGCTCTTCTCGATCCGATCAAGCTTGTCACTTATCATGTGGGCGAACGTGTCAAACTTCTCTTGTTTCACGTAGTCGCCCACCACCAACATAGAGAGATTGTGTACTTGGTCTTTGCGCTCGTTGTCTTTGACTTGGAGCGACACGATCGCATCCCACACCACCTTCAACACCCAGCCCATTACGACAAGGAACGCCCCGAAGATGAAGTTAATTACTATCTGTTCCATCTAGCCCCTCCACTAAAACTCCATCCAATCCCAATGCACCGACGGGATTTAAGTCTAACGGTTGTCCACATAAAGTAACTGGCTTGAAGTCAGCAGGTGAGGTATGTGTAAATTCTACACCACTCAATAAACTACTGAGAGTATCATAGTCAGTTATCAATTCAAATTCTATTGGGTTGGCAGGATTTCCTGTTAAAATTACCCCCCAATCAATTATATCTTCTGGTTTAAATACTCTGTTGTTATACCAAGTACCTACAATCTCGCCGTTTAGTACCATATAGCAATAATAGAACTCTCGTACAAATACTATTGTACCTTCTGTTGGAATGTCGTTTAAACTTGGTGCAGGCTGTCCAGAGTTCCATGGGAATTTACCCAACCCAGAATAATCACTAGATTTATGTAGGACGACATTTACTAAATCAACAGTGCTTTGTTCTTCTGAACTAATAATAAATCTAAATTCATACAGGTCTTCATTCCATAACTCAAAATCCAGTGCCTTATACTTTAAAGCTATCGTAGTACCCATAATAAGAGGAGCATCATTCCCAAAGAACACATCCACTTCTTCGGTAAACTGCGTTCCTTGTGGGGCAGCTAAAAGAATTCTATCTTCCAAAGAATTTACTACAAATTTCTGGTAACTATCATCTATCGGCGTAGGTGCTAATATAGTCCCTTGAGGAACTCCCAAAATCTGCTCAATGTCGCTAAAGTCAGTTTTGTCTAGGGGGTAAGCACAAGAATCCCCTTCGACTTCCACCAACCCTGAAATTGCATTCAATAAATCAAGGTAAGCATCATCAACTTCGGCCTGAGTAGCCGTCTCATTGTCTCTGACGCTTACTGCTATCGCATACGCATCTAGTACAGCTTGATAACTTTCAGGGGTGTAGTTCTCGGGAGGGTACTCGCTAGAAGATGTGTCCCAATAATCTATAATAGAAATTAGTTGAGTCTTATCTACAGGAGAAGGGGAGCCCCCTCCTTCCATTACAGAAGGCCAGAGGTGCTCTTTGAACTTCGAGAGGCCTTTTATCTTCTTCATTATGCGCTCACTACCACTGTCGCATCGGCAGAGCGAACGTACACGTCACCCGGCACCTTGGCTCGAATGAGAGCGTCGCCCACATCTAGGATGTGACCTCGCACTCCGGCGGCGGGAGCCCCTCCGAACGCGACCTCCACCGCGTGGAATGGACCTAGGTTCTCAAGGAGGAACTCTCCGTCAGTA